CAACGATGCGCTGTCCCGGACTGCGTGGTATGATATGCACCGCCGGTCTAAACGCATCGGGCGGGATTGGGCGGCAAAGATCAGTCCTAACGACAGGATTTGTTATACCGTTCAACCGCGTTTTGATTGATTTGTAGCGATCAATAAGTTCTTCTGCGTAAGCCATGTTACCATCCTATGACGCCGATTGTGGTGCCCTTCCAAACCAAAGTGGTCAGGAAACGGCGGGAACGTGCCCGCAGCAAACGCTGCGAGCGAGTTTCTCTAAACCACCACCTCACGAATCAACCTGTTGTCGTGGCGCATACTTGCGGGCAATTTCAGAGATATCGTCCTCAAGCTCATCAGGTGTTTTGAGGCTGTTGCGCACAAGGCGGGAATAACCTTCCTTGTCCTTCCAATGCTCCACCAAATTGGCATTGCCTGAGAGAATGCGGGCTGTCTTCACTGCGTCCATATCCAGAGCTTCCTGCTGCTCGTAGCTGAGCTTCTTCCAGCCCTCAGAAGTATGCATCACAATCTTGAGGAGCTGACTGATTCTGGCCGTCTCGTTGTAGGAACCGTGGTCAAGCGAACGTTCCAACAGCAGCATTTGAATTTGGTCTTCCATTATACTATCTCCTTGTTATACAAAGTTACGACTAGGAATGTGCCCGATTCGGCTGGGCCTGTCAACGGGCATTGGATTTTTTTCTTTGGTCCGCCTGATCCAATTCCGCCAAGTCGCATTCCAGTCTGTCTTGACGCCCTTGATGCCGGGTTGAGATGTCCAGTAATCCCGAAACTTTTCTATCTCAGTCTTCCACTCTAAATGCTCAGATGGCATCCAATCAGGAGGCAAGCGTGAGCCTCTATCCGACGAAGGCGGATTTTCTTTTTTACTAGGTTTTTTCTTTATCTGTTCTGTATCTGTATCTGGGGGTGTTTCACTCGCCGTTACATCGACGTTTCTGAAACGTTCCCTGAAACGTTTCACTCTGGTAGTTGAGGTGTCTGATTTATATTGTCTTTTGTCCCACGAGTGGACAGCGTAGTGGTATCCGTTAGCGCCACCGTTAAGGGTATCGATAAGGCCAGCGTTCGATAGGCGTTCGACCACCGTTCGGCAAGCGTTCAGCTCCATCCGAAGACCAAATGCAATGTCATTCAAATTGGGGATTTTGCCATTTCGGCGGCAAGCCAAACACAAAAGATTCACCCAAAACTTAAAGTCTTCGGGCGGCAGATTTTGGACCTTAGGGTCATCCAAAACTTCGTGGTAAAACCGGAACCATTGCATAGACATTGTGGCACCTTTCTTAAGGCTCTTGCACAATGCTAAGGGAGATCGTACTTCTCACGTATGCAATGCGCTTGACGGACCAAATAAAGCGTGTTGTTCTAGAGGCCCGCTAACTTGACACTGGCGGGCCTCACACTTTCTTACCGCTCTTTTTCGGTTTTGGCAAGGCGGCTTTTTTGCGTCTGCCACCAAGAGGGTTCCCAAAGCAATCTATAGCTCTTATTTCTATGCCGTAGAAAAGCTCCGCCGCTTTCTTCCTCAGGCGGTATGCCGGGTCTTTCTCCGTGATCGCAACCTTAACATCTTCAACCACAGTTTCCGAAGTAACCGAATCAACGTAACTGAAGTCCGCCGTGTACGTACAATAATGTATGTCGTTGATTTTGACTGGGAATTGCGGCTGTAATTGTAAGTACGATATGGCTCCGGATTGAAGTAATAATTTCAGATCGTGATAACGAATCATCTCGTTTTTGGAATCAAACAAAATTCCATCAACGCTACGTTGTGATTTATCAGATACTCTGAACTTAGCCCTTGCCATCATTCAATCTTTGGAAAAAAGTCTTCTGGTGTCAGTATGATACCATGTTGTCTTGCGGCCACCATCAATTCAATTTGCCTCTTTTGCGGAATGAGCCCGTTGGTGCCGCCTCTGCTACGGGGAATTGTCCACTTATAGACAGATTGTACTGATACACCAATAAGATAGGCGGTGTTTCTAATCCCACCACATTTGTTAATTACCCTTTGCGATACTAAATGCATTGACAATCTCTCCGTTTTAGGTGACAACAAAAAGGTAATAGTTATGATTTTCGTTAATGTCAATGGAGAGGGGAATGAGAAGTTGGTCAACAGAAGAGCTGAGCATAGCTTTTGATATGTTCAATGAGGGATTTTCATCAACGCTTATTGCGAACAGGCTTGGAAGAACGCGCAACGCTGTTATCGGGGTGATTAATCGTGAAACATTGAAGAACCCTTTAAGGCGCACAATGCCTCCAAAGCCTCTTAATCAAAACAAAAAGATCCCGAAACCAAGAGTGCCAAAATACAGGAAAAATCACGTTAACATTAACGTTTCTTATAATTTTCATGCTGTTAAACTAGAACCCGTAATCAAAACTACTTACGCGCCCAAGACCATCATGCATCTTCGGATGTTTGATTGTCGTGCGATCTTGGGTGATGTTAAAGGCGAGAACACTATGTATTGCGCAGCGCCAGTGGCCGATAATTCATCTTGGTGTCCAGCTCACAAAAAAATTTTTACAGTGAAGCCAAACTCATGACAGTCAGGGATTTCAGAAAGGCTCTTGCTGCGTCAACTGATTCGGTTTTCCATGCCGCCAAATGGCTTCAGAAGGCCTATGGATGCACGGTACGAATCAGCCCTCCGCCCGTAGACCCAGAAACCAAACAGCCAATCTTTGAGCGGGATGCGGGCGATATTGTCGTTACGTTTGAGCGTGTGGTGGAGGTAAAACATCGGCCCAGTTTGGAATTCACATCCGCAGAAGACTATCCATTTAACACCATAATGGTGGCTAATGTGGAGCCATCTGATTTACATCAGATACACATGTGGGTGATTCTGAATAAAGATATGACCCACGCGGCGGTCATAAAGGGGAAAGACAAAAAACATTTTATTAAAGAAAATGTTTATTGCTGGCCCACAAAAAAATATGAACTTAAATACATGTGTCCAAAGGAATTTGTGCAATTTGTGGATATTAACAATCCAGCTAGTTGACAAGTTTTATGATTAGCTATAAAAAGACCCATGCCATTTGAAAAGGAGAATCACAATGGCCTTAACACCAGAGCAAATTAAATTACGACGCGGCCTAGTTGGTGGCAGCGATGCCAACACTATTATGGGGGGAAATGAGGAACGCATCATGCGCCTCTGGCAAGAGAAGCGTGGGGAGATTGAACCAGAAGATCTGTCTGATGTCTTGCCTGTTCAGATGGGCGTATGGACTGAGCCATTTAACTGTCAATGGTTTGAGAAGCAGACTGGCAAGAAGGTTACGTCTCAAGGGGAAAGCCGCCTGTGTCTGGATTATCCCTTCATGGGAAGCACATTGGATGGCCTAACCGACGACGACGCTTCTGTTGTAGAATTCAAGCATGTGTCTGCGTTTGCAAAATCAGAAGAGATTCTGGATCGCTACATGCCACAGCTACACCACAACATGATAGTTTGTGGTTTGGAGAAGGCGTATCTTTCAGTGTTCTTTGGCACTCTCAAATGGGAGAAATTTGAAGTAACCAAGGACCCCATTTACGCCTCCATTCTTATCGGGGCGGTAGAGAACTTCTGGGCTTGCGTTAAATCTGGCACACCGCCAGTTGCGACTAAGGTCAAATCACCTGTCGAAGCTGTTCGTCGTGTTGATTTCAGCACAAACAACATGTGGGCAAACTTTGCGCAGCAGTACAAGGACAATGTCCAGTACAACAAGCTTTTTGAGGAAGCCAGCAAGGGGTTGAAGTCCCTTGTCGAAGAAGATGTTGTTGAAGCGTTTGGCCACGGTATCATCATCAAGAGAGACAAAAAAGGCTCTCTCAGACTTACAGCGAAAGGTTAAGTTATGATTACGTCAGAAAGCATTGGAGCTATCAGCGCAGCGTTGGCTAAAGCACAGGCGGAGTTGAAGAACCCACCAAAGAACAAAGAGAACCCGCATTTCAAATCCAAATATGTTGATCTTTCAGATGGTCTGGATGAGGTGCGTAAGACGTTGGGCAAACACCAGATTGCCTTTATCCAAGCTCCCATGATCAACGATAATATGGTTGTCTTGCATACACGCCTTGCCCATTCCAGCGGCGAGTGGATTGAATCAATCTATCCTGTTTCTGGTTTGGACAAGCATCAGGCTATGGGTAGCGCCATGACCTACGCAAGGCGTTACGCAATCTTTGCGATGGTTGGCGTGGCTGGTGAAGACGACGACGATGGCAACACAGCATCTGAGACAGTTGCGAAGAAGCCAGCTCCAAAGATCGTCAATATGCCAAAGCAGGAAATGGAACCCGGCTTTAATGACGACGAAAGCAATACCGTCTACGGCGTAATGCTTGGCGCATTGCAGATGGCGGAATCTTTGGAAGACTTGCGTAATTGGGCGACAGACAATCAGGCCAACAAACAACGCCTGCGACCGAACCATCAGAAGATGATTTCTGAAGAGTTCAAGAAAGTCGAAAAGGAATTGAGGACTGCATAATATGTCAACCTCTTTGTACGTAAGGCGCAAGGGCAATACTCTTGTACCCTGCGCACAGGTGGATGAAGAGGTGCTGATGTCCCTTCCAGAGGGTAAGGATATATCAGCGTCTCTTACCCGCCCCAGAAGCTCAAAGCAGCACCGCCTATTCTGGGCGCTGCTATTACAGGTCTGCAATAACAGCGATGATTACAGCAAGCCTGAGCAGCTTCTTCTTTGGATAAAGATCCGTCTTGGCTACGTTGAGGCGGTAAGGTTTCATGGAGATCAAACTTGGTGGGTGGCTAAATCCATCAGCTTCAACTCTATGGGGCAGGATGAGTTTGGGAAATTCTTCAATGATTCAGTGGATTTAATTTGTACTGAAGTTATTCCCGGAATGGACCCAAATGCTCTCATTAATGAGGCAGAACAAGTTAGTGGCATTAGCACAAAGGAAGTGAAGGTAGATTATGGCTTATGAAATGCGAAACAACTCAGGCTCAGCTTTTCCTGTTAAAGAAAAGAAAGATCCCAAGCATGGCGACCTGTCCGGGTCGTGCATTATTGAGGGAAAGGATTACTGGATCAACGTCTTTGAAAAGACTACCAGCAACGGGGGCAATTACCTTTCTTTTTCGTTCAATCTTAAGCAAGCGACTGCCAAGAGGGAAGAATCTGGTTTTAAAAAAGCGCCCAGCCAGTCCTTTGACGACGATATATCATTCTGATGTCTAAAGGTCATAGCATCGTTGGCGTTTCGCCGGGTAGGCCGGAGCATGACTTCTACAGGACGCCTATCGTTGCTGTAGAAGAGCTGCTTAAGCACGAAACGTTTCCGGGGATTGTTTGGGAGCCTGCTTGCGGTGACGGGGCGATATCTATGGCCCTAGAGAAAGCGGGGATCAATGTCTTGTCTTCGGATCTTATTGATTATGGGTTTGGCGTTCCTGATGTTGATTTTCTAAAAACAACTCAGATCGTTGATTCCGTAATCACAAACCCGCCTTACAAGCATGCAAAGGATTTTGTTGAGCAGGCACTGACCTGCACGACACAAAAGGTTGCGATGCTGATGAAACTGTCATTCCTTGAGGGGAAAAGCAGGAAGGCATTTTTCAAGAACAGCCCGCTGCGAACCGTCTATGTGTTCTCCAACAGGCTCAAACTGAGCAGAAATGGCGATGATGCCGCTTATAAAAATGGCGGTATGATAGCATTTGCTTGGTTTGTGTGGGATCATAGTTACGACGGACCACCAACTATAGAGTGGCTATGATGGCAAGGAAGTCCATATCTACAAAGACCAAAGTAATGCTTTTCAATAAGCGTGGTGGCCGTTGCTACCTATGCGAAGGAAAGATCAACATTGGTGAATCTTGGGATCTGGAGCACGTCATACCACTGGCTATGGGAGGGTTGGATGAGGAATCAAACTGGGAGCTGGCGCACTCAAAGTGCCATCTCATTAAGACCAAGGCTGACTTTGGTAATATAGCCAAAGCCAAAAGAAGGGAATCTAGGCACATAGGTGCTAAAGAATCCAAGACCCCGCTTCCATTTGGAAAGAAATCTAAATGGAGAAAAAAGATGGACGGCACAATTGTGCCAAGATGAGGTGAGTTATGACTGAAGAAGCAACAGATTTCCGTGACCAATGGGCAGTGCCAATTAACTTGGCTGACCACTTATCTTCCGTAATTTTTCCATACCTCATCAAATATGAAAAGAAAAACAAAAGCTTTTTACAAAAGCACAATCACAATGAGGTCCATCCTCATGAGGTTTTTGTTGCGCTGATGATCATCATAGCGGCTTACGGGCGAACTGTTAATAGGGTGGATGTGATCAACACTTTCATATCCGTTATGGACACGGTTAGTCAGATCAACTTTATTGATGTGCCCGATTCAACCGATAAAATCCACTGAGGAATTATGGAAAAATTACAGGAAATCATACTCTGGACGAAAGCAGCCAAGCCCTGTGAGCAAGTCTTTATGCTTAAGCTTATCGCTAAGTTTGGGGATTATGAGTTCAAGACAACTTTCCGTGAGATCACATTGGCCACCGGCGTGTCTGAGCATAACCTCTCCAAGCTTCTTCCACGACTTAAGAGGCTTGGATGGCTTAAGTGGACAAGGACTTATGGCGATGGAATGAAGAACCTCAAATACGTAACGGGGTGCCTTTATGAGGTGACCGTTAGCGAGGCATCTGAGCCGCCCGCAGCGCCCTCTGAAGGATAACGTTCTGGGGGGCTTCTAGGTAAACCTGTGAGCCTTCTGGGAGCGTTGGAGAGATGGCAGAGACCTGATCCATAGCTGTGCTGGGTGTACCCACAGCAGCGATGATCTCATGGCCTTCTGGAGACCTTCCAACGACGTTCAAAAGCCACTCACCTTTGCCTACTCTCTTAAGGACATCCTTTTTGGAGTACGGGCCAATGCCAAGAATCTCATTAAGCCGCCCCTCATCAATGGCGGCTTTGATGCGTTGTGGGCTGATCATCTTGGGGTTGTAGTGGAACACGCCCTCTGGAGTGTTTATGGACTTCATGCCCGGCGGAGGGTCAAGCACCCTGCCAGTGTTTGCGGGGAACATCATGACGGCCTTTTTGCCATCCATGAGCATCTGCTGCTGAAGGCGCAAGGTCTCTGGGGACTCCGGGATGTTCTTACCGGTATCCTTGTCCGCCAGCTTCATCGCACGGGCTACAGCATCAACCATTAGAACTTCCTCTGGGCGACCCTGAGGGCCTTAACCACCACATCGTCAGGAGTATTCAGGATGCCCTTTGTGTGGCTATCCACGTACTTCTTAGCCTGCTTGAAGAGCTTGTCCATTTCAGGGATTCTGCCGCCTGTGTGACGCTGCGGGCGGATAATTCCGCCCTTTTTAGCGCCTAAATCTCCTGAGGAAATTTTTTTGGGGTCGAATTTAGCATATTCTGATCTGATATTTTGCGGGTTCAAAACAGCAATTTGATCCCAAGGATCAGTGTTCGAATCTTTTATGCCTTCATCTTCCATATCAGCTTCGCGCATATTCTTAATCCGCAAAGTGTCATAACCCTGTTTGCGGTGAAAATTGATTAAATCCCGCATTACTTGTGAATTATAATCACGTTTTCCTGTATGCTCCATCCAATCAATTACTTTGTGCTTTCCATGACGGATTCTTACGGGAAAAACAGTTGGGTTATTTCTGTTTCCAGCTTTCATTGGATGGGCAAAATCGGAGTATTCGTTTGCAGCTTTTGGGTTATCCCAAAAGAAAATAGCATTTTCACCTCCAGCAGCACGATATGGATCAAAGCTTCCATCATCATTTATTGCTTCAGCATGCCTTCCCTTTGTTGCATGATAACCCTTTATGGTGAATCCTTGTTCTTCAGCTCTTTTATGAGGCTCATACGCAACATCACCGCCATCAGCGTAACCGACACGACCGCCAGACATTTTTGGCAAATCATTTGGGTCAAAAGTCATTTGATTGCTTTTGTCTTTTTTGAACCCATGTTTTTCATAAAATTTTGTCAGAACCTTTTGTGGCACTCTTCCTTTACCCCAAGGGAATAGAGTTAATTTAACGTTATGCTTGGCGGCAGATTCGGTAATGTGTTTTAGCGCACGAGAACCATATCCCTTTTTATTTGGTCCCGCCTGAAGCCAATCCAAGCTTGCTGTATCTGGATCATGGGGAGATAATTGCGCTGCGGCAAAACCCGTTGCAACGCCTTTTTCATCTGGATCATAACCCATCGCAAATTGACGATCACGCGAATACGGGAATGGATGATTTTCAGCATACATCTTCTCTACCCATTGGTGAGAAGGCCAATCTTGTTTTGACTTGTAAATAAGTGCAGGTGATGCAGAAGCTATAGACGAAACATCGCCGCCATCGGCCATAGCAGGCTTGGCGGCGCGGATGAGATCTGAGGCAGCGGACTGGATAATCTTGTTCTGCTGAAACTTACGGTTTACGGGGCCGCCAAAGGCCTTTCCGCTTTGTTGAAGCTGCCCGGCATTGGCACCAACAGCAGCCGTAGACCGTGCGGCAAGAGAGTCTATAAGCTTGGCAAAAGCATTTATGTTTTCAGGGCTATTGGTTATGGTATTATAGACCTCATTGAAGTCGTTAATATCCCCGGAAGCAAATTTGTCCGCCATTTGTTTTGCATATTTCTCGCCTTTGATATTGTTAAAATGCTGAGCGGCAATCCGCGCACCAGCGAGTTTATAATCAAAAATGGCGTAAATTAAATTGCGGATTTCCTGCGGGTAAGCGCTCCCGCCGCCCATTTTATTAATTTTTTTCAAAGTGTTATTCATCAACGCTTCGGTCTTAATGTAGCGCTCAAGGTTGTTGAAGTTCTCTTCGCCAACAATATTTTTGATTGTTGTCCTTGTTAGGCCCGGATCAAAGTATTTATTGAGTTTTCTGGTATTCATCATGCCGTCGGCAAGACGAGATTCTTGATACATTGACGCCAGCAGCCCATGCGTAGCAAGTTCCCGCTCAACAGGCGACATGATGCGCGTCTCAAGTTCTATTTTGGCGGCATCACGCGCATTTCCAGTTTTGCCTAGAACCTTTGTCCCGTAATCATAGGCATTCCCATTATCACGATATGCTACAGTGTTGTCGTGGGCCTCTTTATAAACAGGGTCAAAGAACGGATTTGGCTTACCGTTAATTTCTTCCTTCTTCAGCGTATCAACAATAGCATTACGCATTTGGACAGCGCCTTGAGCGGACCCGCCCTGAGGTGCGTAAGTGGCCCTGAATCTATTATCCGCAAGCTTGTTAAGATAGCGCTGCAAAACATCCAGATATTGGTTGTCAATTCGGTTCTGAAATTGAACCTCAAGCTCAGGCATGCCCGTAACTGGGTTAAACGCCGGAATCATCTCTCCGGTTTTTGGATTTTGAACAACTTTCTGGGCAAAAGGAGAAATGAAATTCCTTGCATCCATGCCGTAAAGAGACGTCATTTGAGCAACAATTTCATTTTCCGCCAACTGCGTAGCCCTAACAAAATCAGGATTCTTTAGCCACGTGTCCCATTCCGGCTTCCAGACGCCGTGATTTCTACCGGGAGTAAGCGCCTCTCCATAGGACTCATTTTTGGCTCTCGCCGCAATCTGTTGCGCACGGTCAAATAGCTCTTGAGGGTTTTCGCTGGAGCCGCGCATTTTTTCGGTGAAATTAAAGAAACGCTCAGCCTGATCTTCTGTTCTAGCCTTCAATGCTGTTTGGATCTCATCCGCAATCTCTGGGCGACCACGAAGGGACTTCCCCAGCATCTGCTGCCATTTAGGGCCGTAGAGATCCGCAATGGTTACAGGCTGGCCAGCGTCGATACGCTCAACCGCCTGTTGCGGATTCATGCGGACGTTGCCATCAGCAATATCCTGTTTGGCGGCGTCAGCAAGGCGTGAGTCAAGCTTTCCAAGCGACCGGTACCATTCTGGCCCTATCTTCTCCAACCCATACTGGATGGCCTTCCCAGCCGTTCCTAGAGCCGCTCCAAGACCACCGCCTACAATGGCAGACTGGCCGATACCTTGTGTCTTGTCCTCAGGTGTTGTTCCAAACGCATGCTCAGCAGCGGCAGATCCAGCGCCCCACAAGGCACCTTCTGTGCCGTATCCAAGCGCAGGGGCAACGGCAGAGCGAAGCGCCGCAAGACTTCCTGTAGCGCCTGCCGCAGGAGCAATAGCGCCCGTAACGGCCTCAGAAACCTTACCTGCGGGGAGAAACAAAGATCCGCCAATTTCTGTTGCGGCCTTTGTGACTGGATATTGTTTGCCATATTGGCGATTCAGAGCTTCTTCCCATGCGGAAATATTCTGCACACGGTTGGAGAATGTGTTCTCCTCAGGCTTCAGCTTCTCTGAACCAGCGCCGGTCGCAGCCGCAAGATAGCGCCCAGCAGCGCCGACAGCAGGCCCAACAATCGGAATATTGGTGACGCCTTGTCCGACAGCTCCAAGATATCCTTGTTCTTTGGCTTGCTTGCTAGCCTCAGGCATCCACGATTGAATACGCTGCTCGTAGGCGGCGTTCTTCTCTTTGGAAGCTTTTTGCTCAGGGGTGAGATTAGCACCAGACATGATTGACGTATGAACGTCAAAGGGATCTTTAGCTGGCTGACTTGGGGTTTTGGCAGCAGGCTCCGTAGGCGCATTTTGCGACCTGATAGTCTCAAGGACATCAAAAGGGTCTTTTGGAGCTTGGTCTGCCATGATTAACTCACGAAGTAACGGGACAGATTTTGAATCTTGTATTGGTCTTTGACAAGCTGGTCAAACTTGTTAGCCATGTTTGGATTCTGCATTAGGAGCGTAATCCAGTTTTGAGGCTTTCCGTCTGTATAGGGCACAGTAGTATGCAACAGAATGTCTTTGATAGCGTTCATATCCCGAATGTAAGCACCGGGAGGATTGACCCTATCAAATGCGGTTTGAGCGTTATAACCCAGACCCGCCGAATATTTTTGACCGCCGTAATAATTGTAAAGCTCAGAACGGTCACGAGATATGCGATTTCCGACATACATATTAGCAAGAATATCGGCAGACGTTTCTTTATTCAGCTCAGTGCTGGGACCAGCCTTTTGCAACGCGCTCAGCCAGAATCCAGCTTCACGCCCAAGACCCTTCTGAGCACCTTGCGCACGAAGTGTGTTCAGTTTGGTTTGGACCTGATCAGCCGTGATTGTATCGGGGCTAAACGCCTCATTACCCGTCAAATTCATGAGGGTGTTGAAGTAGTTAACCGCCGCATAGCGAAGTGAGGCCGCAGCGCCGGGAGCAAGTATCCCAGTCTCTGGGATATCCGTAAATGCGCGGATACCTTGAGCAAGACTTGCGGAAGCATTCTGAGCAGCTTGTGCTTCCTGATTCGCACCATCCCGAAGCTCTTTGAACGTTTTAGCGTTCTCTTGAGCTGCGAGGGGATTGAACTGCGATGCAGTGGCTTCCTTAGCCATTTCTTTCAGGACTGCATCTTTGTTGTTCTGCTCAGGAGTTATTGGCTCGTCGTGAACTGGGCCAAGTTGCAGGCTTATCGCTTGGGGTTGAGCTGTCGGGCCTGCTGGAGCCGCCGGTGCTGACGGCGCACCTTCCCTTTGAGCCGTGGAAGTAAACGGCTGATTAGGCTGGCCACCCTGCGGGCTAAGTGAAACGGGAGGACCGCCAACTTCTGGCATGGGGGACACGCCAACGATTGGCTGGCCTGAAGCGTCTTGTCCGTAGACCATAACGCCAGTTGCGGCGGGCTGCACACGCTCTTTGAGGCCACGACCCGTGGTCTCGTAAGCGCTAGCACGTTCACGCTCTCCACGAGCCTGCGACTCAGCCAATTCACGCTGATTCTTGAGGTAATCCATTTTGGTTTGTGCAAACTGTTGAGCAGCCGCGCCCAAGCCAGTTCCCAAGCGACCGGGAGTGCTCATGAGTTTGCCGGATGCTGCCAGAAGGGCCATGCGATCTGAGTCCGTCATGGAAATGCCCATCGCACCAAGAATACCTTCTTTGGTTGGTGTTTCCTTGAACGGGATATTGCTTTCCTTTTGTGGAGTCTGCGCACCCTTCATGGCTGCGGAGATGGCCTTACCGCCGGGCAGATTACCGAACACATTCTCTACGTAGTTAGGATCTCCGCCGCCATTGTAGGCGCGGAGGGCAGCAGCAATCTGCTCTGGGTCGTTCCAATTTTTTGTGCCAGCAGCTTTGCCACGGGCCGCAAGATACTGCGAACCAAACAAGATGCTATTGCGTGGATCTCTGAGGCTTTCAGGATCGACTCCCTGCATCCCAAATCCGGGATCACGGGCGGTGGACGGCTTAACCTGCGTAATGCCAATCTCACCAGCTCCGCCGGTTTTATCTTGTCTAAAACCAGATTCCTGACGGTCCTTAGCCGCAAGGACGCTGATTGGAACACCAGTTACTCTTTCGGCTTCCTGATAGTGCGGATAAAGATCCGCAGGGATGCCGTAAGGATTGTCTGAACCTGTTGGTCCGCCGTCCAGCTTATGAATAGCGCCGCCGTAAGCTTCATGAGACGGAAGAAGGTCTTGTGATGCCGTTGCGTAAAGAGTTGGGTCTGCCCCACCAGCGCCTGAGCTCGCAAAATCTTGAATCGCACTTGACAAGTCATCCTTTGTCATCATGCCATGAGGAATTGCGATTCCGCCATCAGCGTAATGACCAACAACGCCGCCCTGCGAATAAATTGGCGGAAGGTTATCAGGCTGGACTGGTGCCATGTACCCAAGGCCACCAGCAGGGGTCGGGTCTGTAGCACCAGAGAGATCTGTTGGCTTTCCGGGGCTTTGCTTGCCCATAAGAGATTTAATCCCAAGAACAGCATTCTTAAGTTGATCGTTGGAGACCTCATTGGGATTCTTTACTTGAGGTACAGCGGGACCGTGAAATCCTGTTCCTTGAGGAGCAGGAAGTTTTGGAATGGGTGATAGATCGGTCAAATCGCCAACGGGACCGCCGTTGGCGTAATGAGATTTATCTTCTACACGCCCGCCATCTTTCAAGAAACTAGCAAGTGCAGTCATGAATGAGCCAGCACCAGCCCCAATTCCCGATGCAGCCGCTCCTAAACCTGCTCCAAGCGAGCCCAAGAACCCACTTCCAGCGCCAGCCGCACCAGCCGCGCCAGCGCCGCCACCAAACAATCCGCCCAAATTGCCCATAGCGCCCAATGCACCAAGGCCACCCAATATCTGCGATCCTGTGCTGGGCTGCGGGATTGACGATGTGCTTGTGCCACCCATGCCGGACGCAGCACCAGATGTCAGGCCGCCCAACCAGCCAAGCTGCGAGTAGGGGTACATTTTCTCTTGCATGTACTGTTGGTACGCAGTGCTGAGACCAGCTTGGTTTTGAGCTTGTTGATTTGCGCCGCCGCCGTACAGAGCTTGGAGCTGTTGCAGGTTTGCCTGTTGGCCAATGAGACCAAGATTGCCAAGATTTGTTGCTCCAGACGCCGCAAGCTGTGCGCTTTGCAGTTGACGCTGGGCATCCATAGCCTGCTGAGTGTTGAATTCGCCAAGAGCTGATGTGTAGCCAGTATTCGCAATGTTCGCCAGCGTAGCGTTATTTGCGAGATTCTGCTGCCTAGCAAGTTCAGCTTGTGCGATCTTAGCGCGGTCTCCGCCAAATGCGCCTTTACCAATTGCGTTGCCTATCAACTGTTGCTGTTGTTGGGCATTGGTCTCGTTGATGTTCGCAACAGTCGAACCCATTACTGAGTTAAGGTAGGGAGACATGTATTGGTTGACAGATCCGGGTGAAAATTGCTGAAGCTGAATTGGAGAAGCGCCAGCCAAACCAAGACCAGTTGCGGTGTTAATGTAGGGATTAATGTATCCAGTCATCCCAGAAATGCCGCTGAGAGCAGCGTTTTGCATTGGTGAGAATGGAGCAACAAGATTCCCGACATTGCCTTGAGCCTGCGCCGCCGCGTCAGCAGTGTATGTCGGGTAAGAAGCTAATTGCGCTTGGCTATAGTCAGGCTGTCCATCTGCGCCGGTCGGCGCATTTGGATAAAGCACACGCTGTGCCTGACCCAACAAACTTTTGTAGGCGGCAGAAACCTCTGGGGGAGGTGTTTGCGTGACTGTTTGGCTAGTGCTTCCGCCTCCGCCCTTACACATGATGTTCTACCTTCGCATATTCACGGTTGTACACGAAGAACGCACCAGCTTTGGGGAGCTGTCGTTCATACAGTTTAATCTTGGCTTCCGTCCGAATGTTCGAAATGATGCCAATGACCAACGGAATCTTCATTTGATTAGAGCAATTTTTTGCGAAAGAAAGCATTGATTTTGCTCTAGTTGACTTACGAAACTCTGGTGGCACAAAATTAAACAATTCACACAAGAACCATTCTTTTGAGTACCAGTATTTGTCGATAACCAGACAGATAACACCTTCAAGGCCGTTCTCGCCGTCGATGACGCCAATGATGCCGCCACGTCCCTCTGTGGCGGTCTTGATGACCTCCATTACGGATTCGGCATCCATTTCAAACAAGCCATTCTCATCGTGCAATTTCTCGCACAATTCAAAGATGGCCTCTTCGTCACCTACTGTCGCTATGCGGACGGGGTAATCTGTCACAGACTAGCTCCTTAGTCTCGTTTCGGGCCGGGGAGATTCTGAAGTGTTTTGGCGGTATGCGCCCGAACATACTTCACGAAGTTATCCAGATAATCATGTCCAGAATCGGCATCTCCGCCGCCAAGACGATGTACAACATCAGGATGCACAACGTACTCGCCACCGGCAGCAATAATCGGGACCACTTTGTGATCCTGAGTCCGCGCACCGCCAGCAGCCGATTTAACAGGAGGGGCCTCATAAAACTTACCGGCGGGGAATCTTGGGCTAGCGCGGTCTGTTGGTATCTTTACTCCCATAGGACCTGTTCCAAACATTTGGTCCAGAATCTTGCTGCCAGCCAGTGTATTGCCTTCGCCAAGACCAGAAACAATGTCTGCGGGTAGGACGTAAGAATTAGCAAGGACGTTCATGGGGATGTGGTCTGTGCGACCGCCGACAGCCATGTTGATGATGCCATGATGCGTTGGGATGGCCCTTTCGCTTGCGATCCTTTGAGCGCGGTCAACAGCTCCGCCAGAGGCGCGTTGCATCTTCATAGCGTTAGAGGCGCGAACGAAGTCTGCCGGATTGCCAGTCTGGTTGTAGATTTCCCAGAGCTTTGCGACTGATGGCTGGGCGGCAGCAGCAGGTGCTGGAGAAACGGGAGCAGGTGCAGCAGGGGCAGGTGCGCGTTGCTGATTTTGAATGACAGTAGGTGCGCGAAGATTTTCCACGCCGGAAGTTAGGCGGAAGCCATCGACATCGTTATCTGACGGATAACGTGGCGCACCGGCCTGAGCATTGGCGGGGCCATTGCTGCTCATTGACGGAAGATATGGGGCTACATAAGGCGCTGCAATTGCACCGGCGGCAGTTCCCGCAACCCCTTTTTGCAAATTATTAAACCGTTGTTCCTGAGGCAAGATCCTGCCGTTAGGGCCACGCAAGCCTCTAACCCATTCAGGGTTTAAAGACTCAGGTAAGTATTTTCTAGCCCAATTAGAAACAGCTGTTTGACCTTCAAGCGCAAGATCTTTGGGGTCTAGGTCGCGGATCGTGCGGCCTATACCATAGGCAATGTTTTCACCTTCAGGAGCCACGCTCCTAACGGCTTGGATACCACGGCGGGCCAAATTAGCACCCTCTACACCTGCACCCCACACGGGCGGAAGCAATACAGAGGCATCCAAAGCGGCACTACCAAGCTTTGACCAATAATCGGGATCTTTTTCAAGGGCGGTATGTTCTTCATTATTCTCAGGAACATAAGCGTTTTCGCCAAACATTCTTGGGGTAATGGTTTTACGGTCAGCCATAGCTAATTCCTTTTATGTGTATTCCCAAATACGAATGACGCCAGCAGCGCCCGCTGAGTTGGCAGCACCGCCGCCGCCATAATTTCCGCCGGGTCCGCCAGTGGGACTAGGGTTGCTGTTTGATTGAGATGTAGCTCCAGAACCGCCACCGCCAAAGAAAGACGATCCGCCGTTGCCAGCGAGATAGAGTGGGTAGTTAGCCACACCACCGGGACCACCGCCACCGCCTGCGATGTTCAAGTCGCCGCCTGATCCAGCACCACCGCCGCCACCTCCAGCGCCGCTAGCACCCGCTGTTCCGCCACCGCCCGTAATTGTTGTAGCCCCAACAGTGAACGTTGTCGCTCCGCCATTGTTGCTTACGGCCCCGCCTGATCCGATAGCGTAAGTGTAGGCAGTGCTTGGGGTGACCGTGAAGTATTTGGCAGCATACCCGCCTCCACCACCGCCACCGCCCGGAGATGATCCACCGCCACCGCCAGCGCCAACCAATTCAACATATATCTTGGTGCAGTTTGATGGCGTTGTGTAGGACGTTCCAGACGTAAGAATTTGGGGCGCACGAATAAGGAAAGATCCGCTGGGTGTGGCCCACTGCGGATTGTTAGAAGCACCTTGCGTCTGCAAGAATTGGCCGTTCGTGCCGGGTGATAGCGCAACCCAGCCGCTGGCAGAACGGTAAAGTACAACGCCTTGAGTTGCAGAGATTGTGTCAAGGAAAGTTGTCAGGCTGGCATCTTGAACGTTTGCCGTAGAAGATGTTGGATTGCCTTTGATTGTGTAAGCGGGTGCCTGCGCCAAAATAGAATTGGACACAGAGTTATTTGTTAGTGATGTCGATACAGCAGGCTGGACATTGGTGCCATCAGAATAAATGAAGCTGGAAACACCTTGCGTCACTACTGTTGTGAGACCAGAACCAGTAGTTGCGGTAACTGCCCACGGACCACCAGAATTGGCGGTGCTATTGGTTACTACCCAATCGCCACCAACGCCGGAGGGAAAAACAAGGTTAATATTAGCAGTAAGAGTGCCAGTAAGAAGGATTCTTTGATTCTGAGCATCTGTGCTGCTAACTGTTTGATTTGACGATGAAAGAGCATAGGAAACCGTGCCACCAAGAGCTTTGTCAATGATGTCCATGTCCGAGTTGATGTACGGACCCCAAGTGCCAACCTCCGTGCCTACGGTGACCTTTGTAAGACCTTTATTCGTCGTAGTTGAAGTGCTCATGTCTGACCTCAGGCCATAGGCCAATATCTAACTGATATTTGCACCATTTTTAAGAAAATGTCCAATCGGATTAGAATTTTCCATCTGGCGAAAATCGATACCTAATTCTTTCAAGTCTCCAGAAGGTTTCAGCGCCGTCCGTAGACTGTATGGTAAATGAGAATAATCGCCCTCTGGCCCTTACGTTAATGTAGGGAATACCCGCCGTCATAGCGTATGGACCGTAGGAGACTGGCGTTTCTGTGGGGTAATTTACCGCATTTAGAGTGATATAGACGGTAGCGTTATTACTGCCGTTATAAGGCCCCCATTTCATGTCGGGCCAGATCTGGTCAACAAAGACCATATTGTCGCCGTCAGCAGCCGCAAAATAACCTGTCGTAAACGATGAGTTCATTGGGTCGCCAGCAGCGCTGTAGCCCTGCTCATGCTGGTAAAGGTACCTATCTGTTCCAGCCCCAATCGGAGTTCCAAGAACAGATTGGTCAATCCAAGCGGTACGACCAAGAGATCCGTAATCCCAAAGGTTCAGCACAACGTTCAGCTTGACGTAAGAATCTACTTCTCCGCCGCCGTTTAAAGAAGGATAAAACCAGAAGATCTCATTGAAACTTGTGTCTGTGCCGCAACGAATTTTGCTGACGTTATTTCTATCCAGATTTTGGAAAACCACATCCCAAACCGGGCAGGTTATTGGCTGGACGCCAGAACCGGCCATCATAAAGAACTGATTCTGGGACATCCAGAAAATAGAATTATGCAACTGCCCAGCAGCTTTGGCGGAGATCAAACCGCAGTTACTGTCAATTTTATTGAACCCATAGACCAGCGGTGCGCCGATATACTGCATCGACCAAAGGTCTAAGTCGGTCCAGAAAAGAGCCTGCTGCGGACCCTGCATGGCTCCAACAATTTTACTGCCGGTTGGGATTCTGTAAGATCCCGCCTGATTAACAGAAGACGCTGTCCAGACATTATAGTTTTCAATATCGCACCAGCGAATCAACAATGGATCAATGATGCTTGAGTAAGCTCCCAGCGGATCTGTTGCGGAAGAATACGAAGATCCCCACGCAACAATCTGCCTTTGCGGCATGGCCACAAAAGACCCCGTATTAAACAGCGGTGCGTTTTGAATGTATTGCGCTGTTGGCAAAACCCCATTTGGTTGCCATTGATACAACGCGCCGCCAAGCGGATTGGCTATAAGAACCTGCCCCCAATTGTCCAAGAACCAGTCTGTGGCTGTAATTGGAGTCCCTGTTGTTCCAGACGAACTTGTGCCACCAAATGGGCCTGATCCGTAAGCACCGGCACCAAAGGCTGTTGATGATGCTGATGGGGATGGGGAATAAAAATACGTAACAGATACGTTGCCGCTATTGTCAAAAATGGATGCTGAAGAACTGGCGGTTGAGGCAGCAACAAAATTATATTCATTTGCCGCTAACGCTGTATATACAGTGTATAGACCGCTAATTTTTACGCCCCCAACCGTTTCAGTTACGGAAAACACTTGCGTGTCCCCAACAGCAGCGTTGCTGTATGGGAAAACGACATCAATCACTGAAGAAGCGGTAATTGTGGTCAGGTATCTTGTCTGGGGGACAAAGTTGGCTGTGTGAACGCCAGATTGCGATCCTGAGGTATTTATATTAACCCCGCCGGGCGTGGCGGAGATATTGAAAGTCGTAGAACTGACGTTTTTAACGTAGTACGTAACACCAGCCGTAATGCCTGTTGGTAGCGCTCCAGTTGTGCTGAAAACAACTGCCGTGCCTGTCTGAGGGGCATTCGTGACCGTAAATACAGCGGGCGTGGCTATTGTAATTGTTGTTGTTTGTGCTGTTGAAAAGGCGGCAGCAGTGTTCGCTGCTATGGTGTATTGGCTAGCGCTGATTTGCGATGCAATCGGGTAAGCGCCATTTAAAATAACGCCGCCAACTGATACCGGCACAGAAAAATACACAAAGCTGAAGACGTTGGCATTACTGCCAGAGTCTGTAACTGTGATGGTGCTGCTACCAACCGTTGCGGAGATATTTGATGCCGTAGAGCCGCTGTTCCACGGGGTGATAGTGCTGCTTCCTGTTTGCGGCGTAATGATCTGTTGTTGGCCATTGTTTAAGACGGACAAAGAAGTTTCTGCGCCAATTGCCAACCATGTATTGGCGTTGAGATCTTCCCAAGCCTTTAACGCACGGATGATGGAGCCGATTTGGTTGGCGTAATAAAGAATCCAACCGCCAATCTTCTGCGGGACAGCACCGTCTTTGTCCGGCAGAAACCGAATCAAATTCGACGAAGAAATGCCAGCCTCGTTTAATGCAGGGCTTTTAGTGGTGTTTACACCCGGAAGCAGTTTTAACGAAGCGTGGGGCATGGTGGCTACCTATTCGGAGTAGCCGCCGCAGCGGGCGGGTTGGAGGTCCAGCCGCCAGCCTCAAAGGACTTGCGGGCCTCATCCATGACAGCACCTCTCAGGAGCGACTGATACTGCGACTCATAGGTCATAGCCATCTGCGGGTCATCCGCAACCTTGCCAAAATTGCGCTGATAGGCGGAAATATAAATCATGGAAGCCATGATAAATACATCCGGAAGGTAGGTGGAAATAAATGTGGTTGGGTTGGTCGGAGAGAGCGAAGGAAAGCGAACCGTTCCCGTAACGTTTGTACTATATGCCTGATTGGGGATAGGCCCAAGCAACATCAGATTATCATTGAATGGCGCGAAGAACTTTGGAAGGCCAGTTGTGGAACCTATAGGATAAACGGCATAAAGAAACTCTTTTGTGACCGGAGTGCATTGGGCGACATACCCCGTTGTGGGGTCCGTAACGCCAATATTCTGAATGGTAACAAAAGGATAGCCGCTTCCAAGAGCCAAAGACTGGTTATTCGCCGTGCAGTTAAAAGACAAGGTATCGCTGACGTTCAAGAAATCAATATCACGCTGCATCCGAAGCTCAGCATAGTCGATCATGGACGGCACGATAGACGTGTAGTTAGGATCGGTATAAGTGAAGGTACCGTTGATAACGCTGCCTACAGCCGCCATTTCTGCGATCTGCTGCACGTATGTAGTGTATGTTAAACCGCTCATAGACCCTACTCATGCAGAAATCCGGTGCCAGCTCCCCTATAGCACACTGATTCAATTTGGAGAATACGTTATATTTAAAGACTGGCCGGTGCCCGGAACCACGACCAGACCCACCGTATAGTTGCTGCCGTTTGCGTATGTGCCGATTGTGTTAGGCGCTGCCGCCAAAGCCTGAGAAGACGTCACGGTCGTTGAAGCTGCGTTATATACAAATCCGGTGGTACTCCCCGCCACAACAACGGAAATATTAACCAACCGCCCGTTTCCTGTCGCCACAACCGTTGCTGCGGTGACGGTCGTTGAGGAGGTTGTCCCGGCATTTTTCTTGGTCGTAGTATTCCACCCATTGATGGCCACAACCACGTTTTTGAGGACCGTAAGGATATCGTCAATCGATGCGATAATAGCCTCCTATTCAATGAATATCTTGCGATATTATAGCATTACTCTACGGCCTTCAATCCGCGAATCGGCTTATCTGCCGTAACTTGGATCATTACCGTCAACATGCTTAAAGCTAGCTTTTTGATTTCTTCGTCTTTGAAGCTATCGGCCTTCTCCGCAAGGCACTGGAATGCAAGGCATCTCTGGGCCTTCGGGTCTGAGTAGGACGGATAGTTGATGAGATCTTCGTCATCTAAAATCTCTATTATTTCTTCAGTCATGTGATACTCCCGTTTTGATCCAACTATCGTCAATCGCATCAGGATACGCCGTAGTGGTGTATTTTGGTTTTTCTTTTGGAGGTTTCCTCATATAACCAGATGATTGATTTTGTTCAGCCTTTTCCAGAAGATCCAAAATTATGAGCAGCTCTCTTGCCATCGCTCTTTTTATATCGGTATCGATATAATTTAAGCTAAGGGTTTTGTTGGCGTAGGCGGATTCAAATTGTTGCAGCAAGCGGTCAACGTCAGTCGCCATATTTTTCCTCCAGAGTTTCCATGTCAACAAAATTATAACCTACAACATGCCCCCGGCGAATCGACAGCTCCCACACCCCATAAGTCCAACCAGTAGTAGAACGGCCAGCGTACTTTTTGACGTATTTGTTAGGCATTGATGACCCAAGATTGCAAATTTCAATGGTTTGAGCCGGGCCAATTTTTGGCACACTTTTGAACAAACCTTTGTGGGTATGGCCGCACACTATCGAAAATATGGCGTCATTGGCTATTACGTTTTCGGGGTTTTTGCCGCCGTATTCTCTCCCCATCTGGTTGAATGGAGTATGGATAAAACCTACGCCGTTAATAAAAACCCATTGGCCGTAAAAACTGGTTTTCCATCCATATCTGGAGGCTATTTCTTCAAACTGCCTGTACACACCGCCATGAACTTCTGGGTGATTGTTTTCAAATCTTTTTAGACGGTCCTCATGATTCCCGGCGGTCAGTATTTTGTTTGGGCCATCTGGTAAGATTTTATTGTACATTTCCAAACATTCTTCCAAGCTCTCCATATCCGCTGAGATTGTTGGCCTTAAAGAATGCTCTACAGTTCCGGGCGCAGCGTGTGTTGAGACGCTATCGAAATCAGCAACATCGCCTATCTGGACAACCATGTCTGGTTTCGTTTCGGCTATATGCCGTGCAATCCAAGTTATGCGAGATTTATCAGTCATGTACGGGCTATCGTGGTGATCTCCGATAGCTATGATTTTTAGAGTTTCCTGTGAAATACTGAGCGTTATTGGCTTATATATATCTTTTGGCCTAGTGGCGTTTAATATATCGTTTGATACATCACGGCCTTCCGCCTCATATCTTTTTTTTACTATAAAAATAAATTGCCTTGAAATGTTTAGTTTAATCGCTGCATTAAAAAAATTACCGTTTGAATCTACAACCGCTTGAATAAATTTATCATACGGAACTTCTTGGCGCTTATTAGGCATATGGCACCTATGTCACTGAGTGCTACAGTATGCAGCCCTCTTGGCATTGTTGACCTTAATCTCCTTGATGGTTTGATCAGTATCTTTTGAAGACCATGTGACAGGAACCCATACTTCACAAACTTTAGTATTAATCTCGTTGATTGGAATCTGGACGGCGCAGCCCATCAGGGGAGACATCAACAGCATCGCCAGCAACCAGCGCATTATGAACCCTCTTGACGGCATCGGCGGCTATTCTGGCATCCTCTGCCGAAATAAGCCGCCTTTCAGAGAGATACGAACTTAATGCTTCAACAACCTTAATTAAAGTTAGCAAAAATGCTAACCAGTTCATGTAGTTGGTTTCTTAGACAGAACAGACCAAATGGCAACGCCAACTGTAACGCCAGCGCCAACCAACTCATTTCCCATGTCTGTTGTGATAAATCCTTTGCCAGCAGCATAACCAGCAATAGCAGCAAGCAAAGCGCGGATAATCCCGCCAACCTGATCTGATGTCATCATTTTCTCCTAGCTAATTGGAAGTGCATGGGGTCATTATCCCCCGGCTCTCCCCTCCATGTGAAACCATACTTTTTCATGATTTCAACAAAAGTCTTATCAATCATTCCCGGTTTCCAATGAGACGGGAACTGGTTTCGGCTTGGATCCATGTCTATGGCACAAGCCCAAGAATGGACAGATAGGGACGATCCATTCCGCTGTAATCTATAGCAAAATACGCCGCCTGTCACATCTAAATGCAATTCTTTTATCCTGTCGTGCCCCATAGTCTGTAGGACGTCAGTGAAAGCATCTGTAAAGGTTTGAAGAGTTTTTTTGTGGACCCTAATATGAGGTAAGGAAGTTTCCTTACCATCGCTATAGAACATGGGGTATGGCGGGGTCCAGAGCACTACGTTCTTTATTTCCCACGCACGATCAGCACTTTCACCGCCTCGCGGGTCTCCGTAGAAAGAGTTTAGTGCGGCTAGGTCTTCGTGGGGCCAGTCGGTCATTTGTCTGCCTTAGCGTCAAGTTTGTCGTATATGCGTTGAAACATATCTTCAATATGTTTCATGGTTATGTTAAAATCGTCTTTGGCTACGTAACTTTTTGGTAAATCGACTTCAATTTCATGAAGGTCTTTTCTTAACTGGCTTACGGCATCGTATAATGACCGTGCGAACCATCCAATGACCGCAAGCGTAGCCCCGCCTGCCAAATTAATTAGCGTTTGCGTTTCCATCAGACTCATGTCCAGCCTCTGATTTACCCATCACATAGTCAAGATTCGCTTTAAGTCTAGCGTCATCTGGAGAATGTTCCAAAGCCAATTTTGCCTGTTCGATTGATATATCAGTCAGCCCCAAATGCCAAGCCGCAATAGACAATAAATCGTGTGCCTGATATCCCCAAACTGCTGGATCGCAAGTATAAACCAGATGGCGATCTTTGATTTGCAAGGCCCTCATGGCCATAGCAAAGCATTCCGGCCAGCGGCTTTGGCGGTAATACAGAAGAGCTAATTCGCACCACGGCTCACGGGTATTAGGAGCTTCTCCAGCCGCCTGTAAATACCACTTTTCCGCCTCGTACCAATTGCCCTTCTCCCCGTAGCATTTGCCCATAACGCGCATGGCGTAGCACCGTTCGTTTTGATTGCTCTCCGCATCCATCGTCAGGTACTTTTTAAGCGCAACTATGGATTCATCCCATCGTTGGTAAAAACTAAGCTCACGTGCGTAGTAAAAGAAATGCGTTGGCTGACGGTCATCTTCTTTAACCGCAACATCCAAAATTTCCATGTACTGGCCACGAGACTTTGTTGGGTCTGGGTGATGGCTGACAAGGAGCTTTGGAACCCAAGCCTTAACCTCTTCAACACGAGCGTCAATACGAAGATCCTCATGGCATGGGTGGAACCAGTGATATCCATGACGGCTGTGAATCTTGCGATAGGGAAACTTAATTCCCATCCCCCAGTCAAAATAATACCAAAGGTTGGTTGTCTTGCCCTGCTCCCAAACCTCTTCAATAGCGTCCCGCCAACCGGGTTCAAGCACCTCATCCAGATCCAAGCTGATGCAGATGTCTATATCAGCCGGAATCAGGGCTAAGGCGGCATTACGGGCTATATCAAAGCGCCACGGACGCACATGGATGTTGTGAACCACCGCACCGCAAACACGGGCCAAATCAATAGTCCGGTCAGTGCTACCAGTGTCTGCGATTAGGATTAAATCAGCGTCTTTAGCAGAATTGCAAAACCGTTCGACAAACTGTTCTTCATTCTTCGCAACAGCATATACGCAGATCTTTAGATTTCTGTCTCCCACAGTCCCTCTCCTTCTGGACGGTCTTCAGCGCCATAAGCCCACATTGGCTTGCCTCCTATATTTTTAAAAATTATGTCCAAGCATAATATGACATTCCACCAGCCCCTCCGCCGCCGCCAGCATCCGCATCACTAGATGTAACACCGCCTCCGCCGCCACCAGCGCCAATAACCCATGCTTTCATAGAATTTGTACCGGCAGGAATAGAGTAAGATGTGCCAGAAATTAAAACAACTGTTGTGGTTCCGTTGAATTGTAAAATTATAATTCCTGCGCCACCTGCGCCACCCGGATGGCTTGCAGCAAAACCAGCAGCACCACCACCACCACCGCCATAACTTCCACCGCCGCCAGAACCACCATACCATCCAGCTCCGCCGCCGCCTGCTCCTATTCCTGTTCCCGGACTTCCGTTTTTAGCATCCGATGGGGTTGACCCTGAATCAGCGCCAGCGCCTCCTGTTCCAAGAGAATATCCGGTTCCAGATAAAGCGGAGCTTAAGCCATTATAATCTGTAGGAGTGCCGCCATTTCCACCTGCACCGCCGCTTTCAGGATTACCATTGTTTGCATTTATTGCGCCACCACCGCCACCACCTTTGTCTCCGCTTGAATAAGGTCCGTATCCACCGGAAACATTTGCTGTTCCACCTGTTGCTGTACCGCCATTTGCATTTGAACCGCCGTTATCAACTCCACCTTGTCCGCCATTCGCAGTAATGCTTACGGAAAGATAAGATAAGGTTGTTGCTCCTCCTGTTCCACCAGATCCACCTCCGGCGATTCCAGCAGATCCGCCAGATCCAATTGTATAAGATATTGTTCCGGTATATTTTCCTGTAGAGGCAGAAAAGCCAAACGCTTTGGCGGACGCAGCGCCACGAGTTGTAATAGTAGGCATTAGCCCCTCTTATGCAAACTTGGTTTGTGAAGCTAGAACCGTAAACGCAGCACTGCCGGTTTTTATAATAGTGTAAGTGTAAACGTCCAAGCTGGATGCGTTACCTGCCGACCAAGCAGTACCGCCCTGATATTTCGGCGTTACAGAGCTGCCGTCAACCTGCACCGCATTGTTGTAGTAAGGCGTTGAACCCTGCGTCACCAGAAAAGCAACTGTGATTGTCTGGCCAGTTGACATCAGTGTGTTGAGAGATGTGCCGGAACTGCCGCGAAAGTTAACCGTCCAATTAGCTGACGCATTGCTGGTGTAATACAATATTGACTGTGTGGTGACATCAAAGTTAATGGTACCAGTAGCCGCCGTAGCGCTTACGGTTGTTGTTTCCGCAGAATTGGTGAGGATAGATGCCAGTGAAGATGAATTACCAAGCAGAGAGACTGTGGCCCCGCTGTTTGATAAAGCATCCGCAAATGCGCCCAGATTACGAGCTTGTGTCATTCTGAATCTCCAATCATGGTTTTACGGGCCATGATACTGACCACGGAAACCCATTTGATTCTGGTATATCACGCAATGCCTGACGATAGGTAGCCCAAGCGTTTTTATCAACTTTAGCGTCAGCAAGTTGGGTCCAGTCACAATCAGAAAGGAGCTTGTTACGGTTTTCACGAACCTGCTCTGCCTGCTTAGCATCTTTGGATGCTTTGTATGCCGTCTCATCTTCAGCATTGTCAAAGATAGGCCCCAGCACATATTTGGTGTACCACTGACCGTCTATTTGCTCTACGCCATTATACTGACTGTATTGATAGACAGTGCCGCCGGTAGCTTGCGGGCCTTCAAACACTGGATCAGCGCCCAGCTCGTTAAGAACCTCAACGGTGGTTTGTTCCCATGATGCGCCAGTCGTGTTTGCATGATATGAGCGAAACTCGCTTTCATACATGACCTGACCTGTATCTCTAATCCGAATGAGCATTTTTCACCTATGCGATTGCAAGGAAGATATAAGATCCGCCACTAACATTAATTGCGGCTAGAACTGATGAGTTTAGCGCAAAGCCAGTTGATACTGTTGTCACTGAGCCAAGCGTAGCAGTTTCAGCCGCCGTGCTGTTTATCAACAGATACGGGTCTGTCAATGTGGTCATGCCACGAGCCGTATCGTAAACGTACCAACCGCCACTGCTATCGGTGCGCTTAATTAAAACAAACCTAGCCCCGCCTGTGAAACCACAGTTGATGGTCTGGGTTGTTCCGTTGCCTGTGTAAGTTCCAACTTTGCTGACACCAGAAACGGTAGCAAAGAGATAAGCAACATAAGTCGAACCTGACCCATTTGTTGTTGTATTTGCGCCAACACTGAATACAGATGAAGTTGGTAATGTTGAATTGAAATAACCTGAATAAAAACCAGTGTCAAAGGGTCCGGCATCATCCAAAAGTCCAACTGTACCAGAAAGTACTGTTGTATTAGCCAATACACCC